AAGGGTAGCAAATTTTATAAGGAGTCAGTAAAATACAATGTAAACAGAAGCATCAAAGAGTTAGAGCAGGTATTCAATACCAACTACAATAACATCTATGACAATAACCCTGAGATGACTACTAATGTTCTAAACAAGCTAGAGGACTTGGTAGACAAAATATCTAGTTCTAGTGTAGATGAGCTAGTTATGATAGATGCAGTGATTGATAAGTACCACGAGAATAAGGAATGGTTTAAGAAACACGGAGAAGCAGAGTTTTTAAAGATTGAGTAATGGAGACCTTTTATCAAGATTTAAGTAAGGGAGAGGCTATTGAGTTAGAACTGCTAAATAAGATAAGACTTAAGTACCCAAATGCCTACAAGGTGGATGGTTATTTCAAAGACTATGATTTATATGTACCTGAGATAGATAAGAGCATAGAGGTTAAATCAGATGAGAAGTCTAAAGAAACAGGTAACATAGTAGTAGAGATAGAGTTCAACAACAAGCCATCTGCTTTATCTACTACAAAAGCTGATTACTGGGTTTGGTGGGATGGTTATGATTTTACTTGGTTCTATACTGATAATATCAAAAAGTGTATTGAAGAAACTAATCAAAAGCTATATACTTTTATAGGCAAAGGAGATACTAAAGAAAAGAAAGCCTACCTAGTAAAAAAAGATATATTGTTTAATTATTCAATTAAGATATGACTTATATATTATCCACATTGGTATCTATAATGACTATCCTAAAAACTGTAGAGACAAATAACAATCCTGACTCTATAGGAGATGGTGGTAGGTCTTATGGCATCCTACAGATACAGAGAAGCGTTCTAGATGATGTCAATAGGATTTATGGTACTGACTACTACCACGAGCAGATGTTCTCTGAGAAAGCCTCTGAGGAGGTTTTTAGACTTTACTTATGTTATGGTAAAGAGGTGTTCCTAAAGAAGCATTGTAGATTCCCTACAGAGGAGGAGCTAGTAAGAATGTGGAATGGTGGAATATATAAAGGGTATAAATACCGAGATACTAAAAAATATTATAACAAATACTTAAAGATTAAAAATGAGAGGTAACGCAATACACTATGAAGCTACAGGAGACTATGATGTAATAGACTTTTGTCAGCACTACAAACTGTCATTTAACAGGGGCAATGTCGTTAAGTACATAGCTAGGGCAGGAAGGAAAGATGATGAGTTACAAGACCTATACAAAGCTAAGGACTATATAGAAAGAGAGATAGCTTTTGTAAGAGAACTAAGGAATAAGGAGGCTAAAGAATTTAATCCATACAATTATAATTATAAAGAAGAATAGTTGTGTAATTAAAATTATTTAATATCTTTGTGTTGTAAGTGCACGACATATGGGGACTTAAAAAAAATAGACAGATGTACAAAGTAGACAGAAACTTATTAGAGCTGCAGAACAATGCAGATATGCAAATGCTTTTAGAACTTGTTATGAAGTGGACTAAGAAGTCTGAGAGTAAAGAGCTAAAGGCTTTTGAGGATGCTTTATTTAGGCAACTAAGATACATTCAAGCACTAGAGGATGAGAGGTTTTCTTTTGACAGGATTATATCTGAGTCAATAGCTGACAAGATTAGAGCAGTAGATAGAGCAAGGAAAGCTGATGAGAGAATAGAACAACTAGAGCAACAGGTTAAGAATCTAGAAATAAAAAACAAACTAGGATTATGACAGAAGAACTACTAGTAGAACTAGGATTCTATAAAAACGACTATGACTTCTATTACAACTATTCTAAAGGAGACATACTATCTTGTGATAGTGATAAGACAAGAAATGGTAAGTGGTATGTAATTTACAACTTCCCTAACTCACAAGGTGTAGTATCAAACCCTAAAATACTAAAACAATTAATAAATAAGATAGATGAGCAAGATTAGACTATTAGACGGAAAAGAATGGGACAAGCAAGAACTACTGGACAATATGATGTCAGATGAGTTCTACTATGGGTATTTAAGTAAAGCTGCTTTAAGTAGCTCAAGTGCTAAGATGCTAATAGGAAGTCCAAAGACATACACTTATGTTACCAAGTATGGTTCTCCTGAATCACAAGCACTAAGAGACGGATGGTTATTCCACACCGCTATACTAGAGCCTGAGGTATTTGACTCTCAAGTATTTGTAGATGTAGAATCTAAGAACTCTAAGGCTTATAAGTTAGCCAAAGAGAAACACGGCAAAGTATTTACTAAAAAAGAAAAGAGAGACGCTGAAAGATTAGCTGATGCTTTTTATAAGAATGAGACTGCTAAGAATTACATCACTAACTGTGAGTTTGAAGTCCCTGCAATAGGAGAGGTAATGGGATTCCCTTTTAGGGGTAAAGCTGACATACTAGGTAAGGATAGGATTGTAGATTTAAAAACTACTACCGACATACGAGCATTTAAATACTCAGCACAAAAGTACTCCTATGATATGCAATGCTACTTGTACTGTCAGCTATTTGATAAGACCTATGACCAGTTTACATTTATAGCATTAGACAAAGCAAGTCTAGACATAGGTATATACCATTGCTCAGAGGAGTTTTATTTAAGTGGAGAACAGAAAGTAAGAAACGCAATAGAAACCTATAAGACATTCTTTATAGATGGTGTAGATATAGATGGATATTATTTAGAGGGAATACTTTAACCAAGAGGAGATATGAAGAAAATACAAGACGCTATAGAAGTAGCAAAAGAACTAGAAGAGCTATCAGGACTAGACCCTTTTAGACACACAAGGAAAAGAGAGTACATAGATGTAAGAGCAACTCTAACATTTTTGTTATATAATAATCTAAACTTTACCCTAGCAGAGTTATCAAGATTCTATAAATCAAAAGGCAAACCATATGACCACGCTACTGCCTTACACGCTCTAAATAACTTTGAGACCTATAGGAGATACAATGACGATATAGATAAGTGGCTAGATGCTTTCCAACATACTAACCCACACACTAAGATGCAGAAGTCTATGATAAAACAAAACCTAAACTACCTAAGTCCTAATAACATCAAGAGGCTAAATAGAATAGTAACAATGATGTATGAGAAAGATAAGGCACTAGAGGTTTAATTAACAATTCGTTATATAGTTAGAATAATTGCACAAATTGCACAAATATGAAAGATAAGAAAAAGTTTTTAGAGGTATATAAAGTAAACACAAATAGCATAACAAATGCCTGTGAGGCTGCAGGTATATCTAGGAGAACTTTTTATCATTGGAAAGAACAAGATGAGGAGTTCGCTGCAAGTGTTCAAGAGATAGAGGAAAGTCTTATTGATTTTGCTGAAAGTAAATTATTTGAGAACATAGAGGGGAACAAAACAAATGAAATTCTATTCTATTTAAAAACCAAAGGTAAGAACAGAGGCTATGTAGAAAGACAAGAGCATCAGATAGATGGAGGCTTTCCAACTAAAATAGAAATTGAAATCATAGACCCTAATGAGGATTCAGACCAATAAGGTATATAAGAGTTTAGTAAACAACAATCATAAGATTATAGCACATCAGGGTGGGACTAGGTCAGGTAAGACTTATAACATCCTTTTGTGGATTATATTTGACTACTGTGCAAGACACGAGGGAAAGACCATAACAATATGTAGAAAGACCTTTCCATCTCTTAGAGCTACAGTAATGAGAGATTTCTTAGACATCCTTAAAAAGCATAACATCTACTCAGAAGCTGACCACAATAAGTCTAACTCTGAATACAACCTTAAAGATAACTTGATAGAGTTTATTAGCTTAGACATACCTCAGAAGGTAAGAGGTCGTAAAAGACAATTACTATACATTAATGAGGCTAATGAGATAAACAAAGAGGACTGGCAACAACTTATCTTTAGAACAGAAGAACAAGTCTTGCTAGATTACAACCCATCAGACGAGTATCACTTTATTTATGATGAGGTGCTTACTAGAAAGGACTGTGATTTCTATATCACTACTTACAAAGACAATCCATTCCTAGACCCTAACATCAGAACAGAGATTGAGAGGCTAAAAGAAACAGATGAGACTTACTGGCAAATATATGGACTAGGACAAAAGGGAGTATCTAAAGCAACTATATTTAATTTCTCAGAGGGTAAGATACCTGACTCAGCTCAGTTCTTATCTTATGGAATGGACTTTGGATATACTAATGACCCAACAACTCTAGTAGAGGTCTATAGAGACCAAGACACGCTATATGCTAAAGAATTACTATACAGAACCCATATGACTACCCAAGACATAAATAAGTTCCTTAGAGAGGCTAATATTAATGGAGTGATATATTGTGATAGTGCAGAGCCTAGATTAATAGATGAGCTTAGGAGAATGGGTAATCAAGTAAGAGCAACTATAAAAGGTAGAGACTCTATCCAAGCAGGAATAGATGTACTAAGGAGATACAAGCTATGTATTAGTGGAGACCATTTCATTCAAGAGATGAGGAACTATAAGTGGACTGAGGATAAAACTGGGAAGCTAACCAACATACCAATAGATAAAAACAATCACTTAATAGATGCTTTCAGGTATGCAACTTACAATGTACTAAGCAAGCCAAACTATGGTAAATATGCTATCAGATAATCAAGATTTAATAATAGGAATACTAGGAGCAGCTATGATTTATGCCTATTCTTATTGGTATTACAGAAAAGAATAAAAAAAAGTTATTAAATAATTTGCATAAGTCAAATAAGGATTATATATTTGGGTATTATTAATTTAAACAGACAGATTATGAAAACTACAGAAATTCAGATGTACCCAAAGACAATGACTGCTAGGCACTTTAGATTTGAATCAGACACTAGAGATGCACACAATGAAATGTATGCCTTTGAAACTATTGTGAACAACCGAATAGAAGAATCAAGATGGTATGAATCATTAAACCACGAGGCTAATATAGTCGTAGAGATAAAGCTATCCAACGGAGTAATTAAATAAGCAATACTATGAGTACAATAGAAATTACCATTGATGACGTTTTACTAGAAGTAGAATACGAGTTTGACGAGGGAGAAGAAGGTGGCTACTTTGAACCTTCAACTGAGGACTCTATAGAGATTATCTCAACTAAAGTAGATGGTCTTAAAACAGACATCACAGATTTACTATCACAATACGTTATTAATAGAATAGAAGATAAAATATACCACTATGAGAAATTGGCTTAAGAAAGACCCTGAGAATATTATCTACCTTATAACATTTATATTGGTATTTGGATTAGGAACTGTATGCTTGCTATCACTAGCAGCAGTATTTGATTAAATAAGTAAGTTTAGTTAGCAAGAAAGAGGCACTTAGAAATAGGTGTCTTTTTTTGTACCTTTAACTAAAATGCCTTAAAAAATACGTTATATAGATATGAAAGTAGAGATTACAATACCTGACTCTTTATCAGAGGTTACTTTAGACCAGTATCAGAGGTATCTTAAAATACAAGATAACAACCAAGATGAGAAGTTTCTAGCTTCTAAGATGATAGAGATATTCTGTGGAGTAAAGCTATCAGATACTCTTAAAATGAAATACGCTGATGTAGATGGTATCTGCAATATCTTGGTGGATATGTTCAATGAGAAACCTCAGCTTGTAACTAAGTTCAAAATGAAAGGTGTAGAGTATGGATTTATACCTAAGCTAGATGATATTAGTCTAGGGGAGTACATAGACTTAGATGCGTTTTTAGGAGACTGGGATAATATGCACAGAGCAATGGCAGTTCTCTACAGACCTATAGAAAACAAATATGGAGATAAGTATTCTATAAAAGACTATGAAGCAGGAGATGGAGAGGTAATGAAAGATATGCCTTTAGAAGCTGTCATCAGTTCCATTATTTTTTTTTACCATTTAGGGATAGACTTATCTCAAGCTATGATGAATTATTTGGAGGAACAGGAGGAGACGAGTTTAGTGCAATATCTCAATTCGGAAGCAAGTGGGGTTGGTATCAATCAATTTACGCACTCGCTCAAGGCGATATTAGACGATTTGAAAGTATCACTAAATTAAGCGTACATAAATGTTTTATGATGCTATCCTTTGAGAAAGAGAAAGCAGAGCTAGAAGCAAACAGACTAAAAAGCAAAATGAAATGAACACATCAATAAGAGGATTCTACTTACTAACTGACACAATAAAAGACACACTACTAGATGATGTCAATGTCAATACTGTAACCACAGGAGACTTAACAGAGGTAGACCTAAGTAAGCAGACTATCTTTCCTTTGTCTCATATGATTGTTAATAGTGTAACCTCATCAGAGAACACACTCACATTCAACATCAGCATCTTGTCAATGGATATAGTAGACCAATCCAAAGAGATAGAAACAGATATATTTGTAGGCAATGACAATGAGCAAGATGTTCTAAACACTCAGCTCTCTGTAGTCAATAAGCTGATACAGAAACTAAGAATAGGACAATTATATAGAGAGAAGTATCAAGTGATAGGAGATGCAGCTATAGAGCCTTTTAGAGATAGGTTTGAGAATCAGGTAGCAGGATGGGCAGCAACATTTGATGTAATAATAGAGAATGATATAAATGTCTGCTAATTTTAAAGAAACACAAAAAACTCTTAACTCGTTTGCTAAGTATGTTATTCAGCAATCTAGGAGCAATCTGTCTAAACAAAAAAAGAATGTTTCTAGTAGCTTGTATGGAAGTTTAGGATATGATTTGAATGTAAGTCCTAACTCATTCTCTCTAGAGTTCTATATGCTACCTTATGGAGAGTTTATAGACAAGGGAGTAAGTGGTACTAAAAAGAAATATAATACAATATACGAGTACACTAATAAGAAACCACCTATGCAACCATTAATGGAATGGGCAAAGGCTAGGAACATAAGACTAAGAGACGAGAAAGGCAGATATAAAAAAGGTAACTATAGAAGCATAGCATTTGTACTACAGAAAAGTATTTATGAGAAAGGGATAAAACCTTCACTATTTTTTACTAAGCCTTTTGAGAAAGCATTTGACAATCTACCACCTGAGCTTATAAAAAACTTTGGCTTAGACATAGATGATTTATTAGATTTTACAACATAAGATTATGGCAAATATATTATTAAGAAGTCCTTACTATGAAACTGCAACAAAAGCAGGAGCAACAACTGCACAGATGAGGTTGTATGTAGGAGGTAGCCTTAAATACACAACAAGTAAATCTACTACCTCAGCAGGGTTAGCTTTGTTTGAGATAGCAGAACTATCAAGAGACTATTTAGATGTAGAGTTCTATGGTTCTTACTTACCACAGACAATAGCAATAAGCGGAGACATTATACACTTTAATGAAGAAGGTATAGCAGTAGGAAGTCCTTATACATTTACACACAGGGGTTTTGATGGTTATAGTTATTTTGAAGAAGGTTCAGGAACAACTATATCATCTAATGCTTTAATGCAATCAAACAATGTAGTTTATGTACCTGACAATACATCAGGAGTAATACCATCAGAGTTTAGTGGAGACATAAGATACAACACCTTTACTCCTACACAAACAAGCATTACAGTAGGGACTACTACAGTAGCCATAAACAGAGTATGTGAGCCTAAGTTCACTCCTATGAAACTTACCTTTGTAAATAAGTTTGGTGCATTGCAAGACTTGTGGTTCTTTAAGAAAAGCATAAAAGATATAAACATAAGCAAGGAAAGGTATAAGAGTTCATTTATAAACGCATCAGGTTCTTATTCTACTCACAAGCATCAAAAGAAAACTTTGACTGCTATGGGTACAGAGAGTATGACAATCAATACTGGTTTTGTAAGTGAGGTAATAAACGCACCTATTAAGGAGGTTTTATTATCAGAGCAAGTATGGGCAACAATAGATGGTCTAGTTTTACCTATAGATATAAATACTGAGAGTCTAACATATAAAACAAGTGTCAATGATAAACTAATAAACTACACATTGACCTTTGACTTTGCTTATGACACTATAAATAATGTAAGATAAATGCAGACTGTTCAGCTTTATATAAACGACCAAAGAGTAGACTTATTTAATGATGAGAATATCTCTGTAAACTCCTCTATACAAAACGTAAAGGATATATCTAAGATATTTACAGACTACTCTCAGACATTTACTATACCTGCTTCTAAAGCAAACAACAAGTTATTTAAACACTATGGAGACAATTCTATTATAGATGGTTTTGATGCAAGGTTTAGAGTAGATGCAAGAATAGAAATAAATAGCCTACCATTTAGAAAAGGTACTATAAGATTAAATAAGGTAATCAAAAAAGATAACCTACCATATGCTTATAATATTACTTTTTTTGGTTCAGTTGCTATATTAAGCAAGATATTAGGTAGCGATAAACTAAAAGACTTAGCAAACGAACTATCTATATATGACCACGATTGGACATATGACAATATACTAGATGGATTAGAAACTGGTCTTACAGTGGGTTCAGATACTCAAGCTATTATATATCCTCTTATAAGTCCTGACAGGAGATTTGTGTATGATTCTGATACAGGTTACACTCCATTAGCTAATACTGCAAACATAGCTTTAAGTACAGATGGTATAAGACCTGCAGATTTAAAACCTGCTCTTAGGGTTCTTAGAATCATAGACGCTATAGAAGCAAAGTATCCTCAAATAAAATTCTCAAGAGATTTCTTTTCAGAGAGCATATTTAATGATTTGTATTTATGGCTTCATAGAAACGCAGGAGGCATACTATCAGCAACAGGCAAGTCAGAAAGAATTATAAGCAACTGGGTACAACAAACAGAGAACATAGCTTGTGGAGACTACTATGCTTTTTTTAGCGATGACTACTTTGAAACTACAACAGGAGGGGACACATCTTTTGGTACAGATACTATTGCAGAACTTTCAGTAACTCCTGTAGATTCAGCTACGGAATATACATTTAAAATAGTAGACTTAATTACAGACACCGTGCTTGCAGAAAGAACAGGCAAAGGAGTTTTAGGCTACACAATAGACATAGGAGAGTGGTTTGAGACACCACAGTTTTGGAGAATACAAGTACAAATATCTACAGAGGATAGTATTACATTGAACACATATAGTGCAAGGTGGCAAATAACTACTCAATACTATGTAGATTCAGCTCTTGACTGTACAAACTACCAAGACTACACAGTTACAGACCAAGCAATGCTTAGTAGGATTATTACTGCTAATCAAATGCCTGACATCAAGATTCTAGACTTCCTTACAGGTATCTTTAAGATGTTTAACCTTACCTCTTATGTAGAGGACACAGATATTATAGTAGAGGACTTAAACACATTCTATGAGGACTATCAAACTTGGGACATTACAGAATTTGTAGGTTCTGAAAACATAGATGTAAATAGAGTTCCTTTATATAGTGAAGTAAACTTTGAGTACAAAGAGCCTAAGACATTTTTATCTAAGGAGTTCTCTGAAAGCAACGGTGCTAACTTTGGAGAGGAGAAGTACATAATCACATCTTTAGCTGAGGAGTTTATAGATGGTGGGGAGTATAAAGTAGAACTTCCTTTTGAGAAAGTAATATATGAAAGACTAAATGATGAAGATGATGGAGTACTTACTAATGCTCAATATGGTTACTTTGTAAATGATAAACAGGAGAAAGAATTAGGTTCTCCTTTGTTGTTTCTAAATGTTAATCAAGAGGCAGGTACTAAGCCAATCTATTTTGTTAGCACGGATGGTGTTACAACCAACTCTTTAACAACTTATAACAGACCAAGTAATGTTGCATCTGATAACGTACAAACTATAAACTTTAGTGCAGAGATAGATGAGTGGTTAAGAGACACTAATGAAAACTCATTATTTAAAACTTACTACGAAACTTACATAGCTAATGTATTTAATAAAAGAAATAGGCTTACAAGTGTAACTGCTTATTTACCTATTAACATACTAACTAAATACAACCTAAGCGATAGATTTATAATAGGAGACAAAGAGTATAGAATAAACACTATACAAACAGAACTAACATCAGGTAAAAGTAACTTAGAGTTATTAAGTATTATTACTGATGAGTTTCAACCTCCTATTCTTACTTGTCCTTCTGCTGACAATACAGAGGTTACTATAGATAGTACTTTATTTACTGTAGACTGTGGGGATGCTTTATGTGCTACTGCTGATGAAACTAATGTAACTGCAGACAATGATGCTTTAACAGTAGATTGTGGAGACCCAATACCAACAACAACTACTACCACAAGCACCACCACTACTTTACCAACAACAACTACAACAACCGCAGGAACGACTACTACAACTACTGCAGGAACAACTACAACGGCAGGTACTACCACTACATTGCCTACAACTACCACAACTGAAACACCTTGTATTCAGAGAATAGCTTATTCTCCAATACCAACACAAAGTATAGAAGTAGGAGATAACAAAACAATAAACCTAAATAATTTCTTTACACAGTTAGATGGTCAGCCATTGTCTTATATTGCAAATGATACATCTCAATATTTAGATAGTGTATCTGTTGCAGGAAGTCAATTAACAATGTTTGCCAATAGTGGAAACTTATGTGGAACAGATAATACAGGAGTTTTAGTATTTGCAAGTGATAATATAGATGGTAACTGTATTTATGCTGCTTATATTTCTATTGATGTATTTGGATGTACAGTAGAGACTACCACAACAACATTACCAACGACTACTACAACAAGTACTACCACCACAACAGAGCCTACTACGACTACTACTGAACCGACAACAACTACTACCTCAACAAGTACTACTACATCAACAACAGAACCTACCACAACTGTTCCAACTACCAGCACTACAAGTACAAGTACCACGAGTACAAGTACCACAAGTACTACAACTGAACCAACCACCACAGCGCCAACGACTACGACCACAAGTACGAGTACAACAAGTACATCAACAACAAGTACAAGTACCACGAGTACAACTACAACTACTTTGTTTGAATCTTATCCTTACGAGATATCAATTCAGTCAAGTAGTGCTAATGCTTGTTATGAGGAATTAGTAGAAACGGTTTACACAGATGTTCCTACGCTTGCAGGTATTCAGAACGGTACAATCTTTTGGACTGATGAAGCAAGAACAACATTGAAAAATGGTGGCTTCTTTGCATATGCTTTAGGGAATGTTGCTGATGTATATGGTTCTTTAAAATGTCGTATTAGCGGAAGCGGTGTAGTTTCTGAATTGTCAGCTTGTACTACAACAACTACAACAAGCACAACTACAAGTACAACTACATTACCTACTACTACAACGACAAGTACTACTACAACAACAACTGCTGCTCCTACAACACCAACAGGAACAATTAACAATACGTTTGTTGGATATGAAAACACAGGTGCAAACTTTGATGTATTTACAAATGATGCTTCCGATACTTTCATAGACTTTACAATTTATCCAACAGGTGGAGGTTCATACTTTGAAAGACAACCTGTACCTACTGTGAATGGAACTCTTGTGAATTGGACTATTAGTTGGGATGGAGATATTTCAACAACAGATGGTGGAACAGGTATTGCTAACTTAATAGGTGTAAATAACTATGGAGTTGAATCTACATTAGATAGTGATTCATTTATTATTCCTGCAACAAGTGTACCTGACCAAATAATGACTACTGGTGGATGGGCGCAAGTAGGAATATCATTTACAAGATTTGGTTATTCAAGAGGAACAAATGTATCGGGAGAAATTACTGATGATAGTTGGAAACCTCAAACAAATTGGACAATCTATGTAATTGAAAATGATGTAGTAGATAATTTTGTTCAAATTACATTAAGACGAGGTGGATTACACGAAGAACCTGCACCTTTTACAAGTATTAACTTTGATGCGACACCATTTACAGGGTCTCCAATTATTACCCAACTTAACTATGCTGACATAGATGTTAAGACGGTAGGATTTGAAGCGGATGGATACACTTATACAAGATACAAGTGGAATTATAACACCGACACTTGGGGAGAAGCAGCACAAGTAACAATAACATTTAACTAATGAAATACATATCAGCACAACCTGCAAGTTTATATTATGGATGGCAAATAGACGTAATGCTCCACAGTTTTGTGGGGCAAGGCGTTAATCTATCCGATGTAATACTTGTCAATGCCATACAAGGCGGTAAAGACCCTTACTTTGATAAATTAGAGGCTAAGTACCAAGATGCGAACTTTTATTACTATGATGACACAAGAACGGATAAGACTTACATATCCTCTATTAGACCTCATATCCTAAAGAAACATTTTGAGATACATAGAGAACTAAGAGATGAGGTGTTATTGTATCACGATTGTGACATAGCATTAGCAAGACCCTTAAACACAGAACTATTTGAGAGTGATGCTATTTGTTATATGTCAGATACAAGGTCTTATATAGGTTCATCTTATATACTATCTAAGGGTCAAGACATATTTGATGAGATGGTTAGAATTATGCGTATAGACCCACAGCTTGTAATAGACAATGAGAATAATACAGGAGGGGCGCAATACATTCTCAAGGGTATAGACTCTTGGTTTTGGGGTAGAGTAGAAAGTGATTGCTCTAATTTATTTAAAGTAATAACCAAACTAAACAACAAAAAGAAAGCAATAGAGCCAAGCTATCACGAGTTACAGATATGGTGTGCAGATATGTGGGCAGTACTTTGGAATGTTTGGAAAGATGGTAAAGAAAGTAGAATTACAGATGACTTAGATTTTATGTTTGCTACTAACCCATCAAGTGATTGGGATGTTAAACCTATATTCCATAACGCAGGTGTAGTGTCATCAAATGATGGTATGTTCTACAAAGGAGCGTATATAAATAGCGTACCACCTAAAGACCTTGTCTTAGATGACACAAAAGCGAGTTATAAATACTATCAAATGATTAAAGAATGCTTGTAATAAACAAAGCGACATACGGAGGTAAAGACTGTACAGAACAAATCTCTAAGTTAGTTAGGAAAGGAAAACTATCTGTAAAGGCTAACAATGACATCATAGGAGACCCTATGCACGGTCAAGTAAAGAAACTGATAGTAGACTACACTTTAAATGGAGAAAGTTTATCTAAGGAAGTCTTAGAAGGTAATTACTTAATACTAAAAGCAGAAAGCAACAGTAGATTAGGAATATTCTATTCTAACAACACAAATCCTAAGACATTTCCTGCTATTGAAAAGTCATTAGAGACTATTGAGAAAGCAGCAGATGGTGTGGCAGATATTATTACTTGTGTGTGGAATCCTATACCTAATAACCCTTTTGTAGAGTTAAGGTCTTGGATGCAAAGCGGTGGACACTTAAACCAACTTATGCAGATAATGCAATGCCTATACTATGCAAGACAAACAGGAGAGTATGAGTGGGTAAGTTTCTTAGAACACGATGTTATGTACCCTGATGACTATTTCAAGTTTGATGATGACGGTTATGTAAACTGTGTGTTTACAAATATGAATTATATGGGTCTATGTGAGAAAGGGTTTCAAAAGAGAAAGCAAGATGACCAACCTTTTCATCAGATGACTATGAGGTTTGAAGAAGCTATAACACATTGTGAGAATATACTTGCTAATGCTTTGGTGTCAAATAGCGGTCTTATAGAACCTCAAGAGGGAGTGGTTAGAAGAACTTGGGAGACTAAGAATCCATCTGTGCATATCAATCACGGAATACACTTTACATCTCACTACTCTATATATGACTCAGAGAAAACTCAAAAAACTAATAAGTACTGGGGTAATCATAAGAAATACTTAAATCTATTTTAATGCTACAAAATATATTCAACATACTAGAAGTAGTCAAAGGAGATACAGAGCATATAAGAATAGCTCAGGGTA